CTGCGGCGAGCCGATCGCCCCCCGCCGGCTCGCCATCGACCCGGCCGCCGAGCGCTGCATCGACTGCCAGCAGGCCGAGGACCTGCGGGCCCGGAGACGCCGCTGATGTGGGATATCACGCAGATCAGCGTCATGGTCGGCATCGTCACCGTGATCAATGCCCTGATGGTGTTCGTGATGCGCCAGCTCCTGGAGAGCCATCGCCGGTCGGTGGCCAAGCAGTTCGAGGCCCTCGGCGGGACCAACCAGAGCCAGGACGACGATATCACTCAGGTCCGCAAGGAGCTGTACGAGTTCAAGGCGGAGACGGCCCGGAACTATATCCACCGCGAGGACGCGATCGTCTACTTCGGCCGGTTCGAGCAGAAGATCGACGCGATCTGGGGCTATTTGATCAATCAGAAAAGCGGGGGGCCGAATGGACCGTGACCAGCTCGACAAGAGCCGCCGGGAAGTGCTGCGGTGGCGCATCATCCAGACCTGCAACATCGGCCGCCCGTACCCGGTCGCGGAAGACATCATCTACCAGACGGTGGCCGGACCGGACATGCCAGTCACTGAGTTCGACGTGCGCAAGGAGCTGGACTACCTCGAGAGCCGCAAGCTGGTGGAGATCGAGGGCCGCGGGAAGCCGCAGGGCTGGGCGGCCAAACTGACGCGCTACGGCGTCGACCTGGCCGAATACGCCATCGAGTGCGAGCCCGGCATCGGCCGGCCGCAGAAATACTGGTGATGAACGCCGGGCATATTCTCTACTGGGCCGGCTGGGCCACCACCGTGCTGGCCGGGCTGGGCATGGCATGGCTGCTCTCGCTCGCCGGGCTGCCGGTACCGGTCGCGCTGCTGGCGGCGGCCGTGATGATGGCAGTGGCCGACACGATGCTGCAGCACCTGGCAATCGACTGGGGGGGGGACGACTGATGCCGCAGCGCAGCGCGGTCTCGCAACTGCCGGAGGGCGTGCGCCAGGAGCTGGAGCAGCGCCTGGTGCGGGGCGGCTTCGCCGGCTACGAGCAGCTGGCCGAGTGGCTGGGGGTGCAGGGATTCGAGATCAGCAAGAGCTCCATCCACCGATATGGCCAGCAGTTCGAATCCCGCTTGCGCGCACTCAAGGTCGCTACGGACCAGGCGAAGGCGATCTCCGACGCCAGCAGCGATGACGAAGGGGCGATGAACGAGGCCCTGATTCGCCTGGTGCAGACCAAGACCTTCGAGATCCTGGTGGCCCTCGAGGAGGACGAGGCACCGGAGAACCTCTCCAAGATCGGACGCATGGTGGCTGATCTCGCCCGCGCCTCGATCAGCCAGAAGAAATGGGCCGAGCAGACGCGCGCGAAGGTCGCCGCGGCCGCGGACGAGTTCGCCAGCCGCAACGGCCTGACGGCCACTCAGGCGGAGGACCTGCGGCGCGAGCTGCTGGGAGTCGTCGCATGAGCACGCTTTCAGAGGGCCTGCTCCTCAAGGGTCAGCGCGAGTGGATCGCTGACCCTTCGCCGCTCAAGGTGATGGAGAAGGGGCGGCGCACCGGCATCACCTGGGCCGAGGCGGCCGATGACGTGCTGATCGCCTCGACCAATCGCGCCGACGGCGGCCAGCATGTCTACTACTTCCCCCAGGCGAAGGACGACGCGATCGAGTACGTGGAGACCAGCGCCAAGTGGGCCCGCGCCTTCGACAAGGCCGCCGGGAACGTCGAGTGGGGATCGTGGGAGGAGGAGCTCGGCGTCATCCTGCCGCGTGATGATCCCGACAAGGGCATCCAGACCTACAAGATCGCCTTTCCCTCTGGCAACCGGATCGTGGCGCTGTCCAGCGCGCCCAGCCGGGCACGCGGCAAGCAGGGCGTGTTCGTGCTCGACGAGGCCGCGTTCCATCCCGATCTCGCCGGCGTGCTCAAGGCGGTCATGGCCACGGTCCTGCGCGGTGGCCGCGTGCGCGTGATCAGCACCCACAATGGCGAGGACAACCCGTTCAACGAGCTGATCCAGGAGATCCGCTCCGGACGCCGGGCCGGCACCGTCCACCGCTACGACTTCGGCCAGGCCGTGCGCGACGGGATGTACCAGCGCATCTGCGAGCTCTCGGGCGAGCGCTGGACGCCGGAGGGCGAGCGCCAGTGGGTGAAGGACGCCTATGCGCTCTACGGCGACGACGCCGGCGAGGAGCTCGACGCGGTGCCCCAGTCCGGGTCCGGCACCTTCCTGTCGGGCGTGCTGATCGAGTCGCGCATGGCGCCGGCGCCCGTGCTGCGCCTGCACTTCGACGACGCCTTCGCCTCGCTCTCCGACACCGAGCGCGCCTCGCGCTGCCAAGCGTGGCTCGAGGATCATGCCGACCCGCTGCTGTCGACGCTGGATCCCGATCTCGATCACAGCTACGGCTGGGACTTCGGCCGCACCGGGGACCTGTCCGTGTTCGCGCCGCTGGAGGAAGGGCGCGACCTGGTGCGTCGTGCGCCGTTCCTGCTGGAGATGCGCAACGTCCCCTTCCGCCAGCAGGAGCAGATCCTGTTCCACATCGTCGACCGGCTGCCGCGGTTCCGGTACGGCGCGCACGATGGCCGCGGCAACGGCCAGGCCCTGGCCGAGTACGCCTGGCAGCGCTACGGCCAGGGGCGCATCGCGATCGTAATGCTCTCAACGGAGTGGTACAGGGACCATATGCCGGCATTCAAGGCCTCGTTCGAGGATGCCACCATCGAGATTCCGAAGGACGCGGACGTGCTTCGCGACCTCCGATCGGTGCGCATGGAGAAAGGTGTGGCGAAGGTCCCGGACAACGCCCGCACCACCGGCACGGACGGCAAGCAGCGCCACGGCGACGCCGCGATCGCGCTCGCCCTGGCGGACTTCGCCTCGCGCCAGGACGCCGTCCCGATCGAGTTCCGCTCCACCGGCCCGCGGCGCTCCTACGGTGCCGACCCCGGCCTGCCGCGCGCCCGGGGACTGCGCGACGTCGGCTTCGGCACGGTCGCCGGCGGCACTGATCTCGGAGGGTTCTGATGGCGAGCAACGACAGCAATGTGAGGCAGCACCCGCGCACCGCGCGCCCCGACTTCAACACCATCGCGACCACGCTCGACGGGCGCGACATCACCCGCGGCTATGTCTGGCCGCAGCTGCTTCTGCTGCCGCAGGACAACGTCCTCACCACGCGCGGTGGCAACGACCTGCGCGCCTACGAGGACCTGCTGCGGGACACGCAGGTCAAGAGCGCGTTTGAGCAGCGACGCCTGGCCATCGTCGGCGCCACCCTGGACGTCCAGCCCGGGGGCGACCGGCCGATCGACAAGCAGGCCGCTGACTCCCTGCGCGCCCAGCTGGAGGCCCTCAGCTTCGACCGCATCACCGACAAGATGTGCTATGGCCTGTTCTACGGCTACAGCGTCGGCGAGTGCCTGTGGGCCCGGGACGGACGGGAGATCGTGCTCGAGGACATCCGGGTGCGCAAGAGCCGGCGCTTCCGCTTCGACGGCGCGCTGCGCCTGCGCATGCTTACCTACTCGGATCTGATGGGCGAGCTGCTGCCCGAGCGCAAGTTCTGGACGTTCCAGGCGGGCGCCGACAACGACGACGAGCCTTACGGGCTGGGCCTCGGGCACTACGTATGGTGGCCGGTATTCTTCAAGCGCCACGACATCCGCTTCTGGCTCATCTTCCTGGAGAAGTTCGGCCAGCCCACCGCTCACGGACAGTACCCGAAGGGTGCGACCGAGGAGGAGCAGCAGAAGCTGCTGGACGCCGTCCAGGCGATCCAGACCGACTCGGGCGTCATCACGCCGGACGGCATGCCCATCGACCTGATCGAGGCCGCGCGCAGCGGCACCGCCGACTACGCGGCCATGAACAAGGCGATGGACGAAGCGATCTCCAAGGCGATCATGGGCCAGACGATGACCTCCGACTCCGGCAGCTCGCGCTCGCAGGCACAGGTGCACATGGAGGTGCGCCAGGACCTGGTCGAGGCGGATATCGACCTGGTGTGTGATTCTTTCAACCAGCAGGTCGCCCGCTGGCTGACGGAGTGGAACTACCCCGGTGCGGCCGTTCCGCGCATCACCCGGCACCTGGAGAAGTCCTGGCGCGACCTGCAGGCCTCCGCGGACCTCGACCAGAAGTTGGGCGCCGTCGGCTACCGCCGCACGCTCGAATCCGTGCAGGACACCTACGGCGGCGAGTGGGAGGAAAAGTCCGCCGCGCCGGCGCAGCCGCAGCCCGGCCAACCGCCGGCCTTCGCCGAGCCCGCGCAGGGGACGCCGGCCGACGACCAGGCGGCGCAGCTGGGCGATCAGCTGGACCCGCTCGTCGAGGGCTGGATCGAGCAGATCCGTCACCTGGTCGAGACCTCGACCTCGCTGGAGGACGTGCAGTCCGGGCTGATGCACCTCTACCCGCATATGTCCCTGGACCAGTACGGCCACGCGATGCAGCGTGCCCTGGCCGCGGCCGAGCTCGCCGGGCGCTCCGACATCCTGGAGCAGGCCGGTGGCGGCTGAGCATTACCAGCGCCCGTTCGGCGAGCAGATCCGGTTCTTCCGCGACAAGCTCAACCTGCCGACTCAGAGTTGGACGGACCTGTGGCAGCAGGGCCACGATCACGCCTTCGTCGTCGCCGGCGCCAACCGGGACGAGCTCGTCGCAGACTTCCGCGCGGCGGTCGACAAGGCCATCGCCTCCGGCACCACGCTGGCCGAGTTCCGCCAGGACTTCGACCGCATCGTCGCCACCCACGGTTGGAGCTACAAGGGCGGCCGCGGCTGGCGCTCGCGGGTAATCTACGACACCAATATACGCACCAGCTATGCGGCCGGGCGCTACGCGCAGCTGCAGCAGGTCAAGCAGGACCGGCCCTACTGGCAGTTTGTGCACACGCCGGTGCAGGATCCGCGTCCGCAGCACGTCGCCTGGGACGGCCTGGTCCTGCACGCCGACGATCCCTGGTGGCAGCAGCACTACCCGCCCGACGGCTGGGGCTGCCAGTGCGTGGTCGACTCCCTGGCGGACCGCGACCTGCAGCGGATGGGCAAGTCCGGCCCGGACCGCGCGCCGCCGGTGCGCTACCGCCGGGTGACGGTGGGCAAGAACGGGCCCGCACCGCGCACCGTGCGCGTTCCGGAGGGCGTGGATCCCGGCTTCGCCTACGCGCCCGGGGCGACCACCTGGGCGAAGGTCGCCACCAGTGCCGCCGCGGCGGAGGGCCAGCTGCCGCCGAGCGCATGGACGGATCTCATCGGCACCACCTGGCGCGGTGCGGGCCGGCCCGACAACCTGGTGCCGGCCAGCGCGCCGCAGACCGCCAGCGCGCCGGCCACCACGCCGTCGGCGATCGCGGACGCCGCGCAGCAGGCCCTCGACGGGCAGCTCAAGCTCTACCAGCCGGCCGGCGTGCCCCTGCTGCTCGACGCCGAGACACTGCCGAAACAGACGCTGGCCCGCGACGGCCGCCGGCTCTCCTGGCTCACCGATACGCTCGATCATCCCCAGGAGGTCTGGGCGAGCATCGTGCGCAAGGGCCCGCACTACCGTACGCGCGTGCGTGTCCTCAAGTCCTACAGGGATGGCGGACAGACCTGGTATGTGATCGCCGAGGGCGGCAACGGCGTGCTGACGCGCTGGCGCGTCACCACCGACCGCGCCCGCTGGGACGCCGCCCGCCAGGGCAAGCTGCTCTACGGAGAGTGACATGACCGGTGTGACGATCACCGTCGACGACACCCAGGTGCTCGAGCAGCTGCAGCAGCTGCTGCACTCCGTGACCGACCTCAAGCCCGCGCT